GGTGCGACTCTTGATCAGGCTGCATGGGCGGAGTATCGCCAAAATCTACGCGACTTGCCGCAAACGTATTCTAAGACTGGTTTAAAAAGCATCAAATGGCCAAAAAAACCAGCTGTATCAGGACCTAATACAATAGTAACAAACGGGTAAGAAAATGGCGTATTTAGGAAACAGTCCTGTACTTTCGGCGCAAACTTATCAAAATATTGATGATATTAGCGGAAGTTTTAACGGATCGACGACGTCTTTTGCGCTGAAGGTAAATGGCGTTGCGCCTGTTCCTTTTCCAACTCAAACCAATCAATGTTTAATCTCGGTTAATGGGGTTATTCAAAAACCAGATGATACAGGAGCATCTGGTTTCAGGATTAGTGCTGGGAATATAATTTTCAGTTCGGCGCCGACTGGAGGCCAGACTTTTTTCGGTGTTATTCTTGCGACCGCTGATTATGTAAATGCAGGCTCTTTGTTTCCAGATGGAACATCATCTGCCCCCAGCATTACTTTTGAGCAAGATACTGATACTGGTTTTTTCCGTAGCTCTTCCGGTGCAATTGGGTTTACATCAAATGGTGTAAATACAGCCACGCTCGGTAGTTCTTCATTTACGGCACCTAGTTTTATTCCGTCTAGTAGCTCAATCCCAAGTAATGGGTTGTATTTGGCGTCTGGCAATAATATTGCTTTTGCTACAAACAGCACTCAGAGACTGTTAATTGATTCTACTGGCCAAATTGAAGCGGTATCCCTGGGAAGTGCGGCTGCCCCCACATTTAGTTTTACTACAGATACTAATACCGGATTATATTCTCCTGGAGCTGATCAAGTTGCAATTACTACGGGAGGTACGGCACGACTCACCGCGAACACCACGGCAATTAGTGCCGCATTGCCAATTGATTTTCCGCTAGGCACTGCAGGTGCGCCTGGTGTCACATTTACTGGTGATTTAAATACTGGTTTGTTCTCCCCTGGTGCGGATGTAGTTGCCATCTCAGCGGGTGGCACTTCACGGTTCACCGTTAGTACTACAGGTATAGCTGCTGCCTTACCGTTTGAATACACTGCTGGCACAGCAGGCTCTCCAGGTATTGCATTCACTGGTGATTTAAATACCGGTATATTCTCTCCGGGTGCCGATCAGATTGGTATCTCCACGGGTGGTACACAGCGTGTATCCGTTGATGCGAGTGGAGACGTAACAATTGCTGGTGGAAACGTTACATTAAATGCACGAGGTGATCTTCGATTTGCAGATACCGATTCGTCGAATTGGGTCGCATTTCAGGGTCCCGCAACCGTTTCTAGTAATGTAACTTGGACTTTACCCGCTACTGATGGAAGCAGTGGTCAAGTACTGAGCACAAATGGTAGTGGAACGCTGAGCTGGGCGGCCGGTGGCGGGACAGGTGACGCTGTTCTGGTAAATAACAATGCATTTACCGGTGCAAATACTTTTACTAACACCACCGGACAAACATTTCGCCAGGCCTCTTCCCAAGACGGTATTTTATTGAGAGGTCGAGGAGGGGGTACTTCATCCTTTACCGTTGAAATCGTACCCGCAGCACTTAGCTCTTCACAAACTTTAACGGCTCCGAATACTACGGGAACGATTATCACAACTGGTGACGCTTCTACCGTAACCAACACCATGCTTGCTGGCAGTATTTCGGCAAGCAAAATTTCCGGTACTGCTGTAACCCAGGGAGATACTGGAACTGTAACCAGCACAATGATTGCGAACAACACAATTGTTGACGCTGATATCAATAGTTCCGCTGGAATTTCAGATACCAAATTAGGAACAATTAGTACAGCGGGCAAAGTTTCAAATAGCGCGACAACTGCAACCAGTTCGAACACGGGATCTGCGATTGTTGCACGGGATAGCTCCGGTAATTTTTCCGCTGGTACAATTACTGCATCGTTAAGTGGTAATGCTACCGGTCTAAGCGGCACACCAAACATTACAGTCGGCACTGTTGCAGCCACAAACTTCAACGCAACGACTAGTAATTTTCAGTTCAACTCTGGTTATGGTTCTAATGCCACCGCTTACGGGTGTCGTGCTTGGGTAAACTTTGAGGGTACTAGCCCCTACAGTATTAGATCATCGGGAAATGTGAGTAGCATTTCATTCGTTACAACTGGTACATACACAGTTAATCTTTCGACGGCATTAACCGATACAAACTATACTGTTGTTTGTAACTCTGATAACATCACTACTGGATCCACTAGTGGCACATATTGTGTGCCTCACAACGGCACCTCTCCGACCACTAGTACTTTCAGGATAAGGACACTTAGCTCTACTCCAGCCTCAATTAACCGAGATTATGTGGGTGTCGCCGTTTTCCGCTAATCAATCATGGAACTGATCATTTATCCAAACGAGACCGGTGGCACTACCGTCGTCATCCCCACCGGCGAGCTTCCTCTTGAGGACGTTGCCCAGAAAGATGTTCCGGCTGGTACACCCTATATCATCATTAACCGTGATGATATGCCTGGCGACCTTACCTTCCGTGATGCCTGGGAAGCCGACTTCAGCAATCCAGACGGTTATGGTATCGGCCCCGAAGCTTACTTTGCCGCCAAGGAGGTGAAAAAATGATTAAAGTAAATCTTGATAAAGCCAAAACCATCGGCCACGAGTTGCGTCGTGCCGCCCGATCTGAGGAATTTGCACCTTTTGACGATTTAATTGTCAAGCGGATTCCAGGACATGATTTTGAATCTTTGGAAAAATCTCGTCAAGAAATCCGCGACAAATATGCATTAATTCAGAAGGAGATTGATGCTGCTAAAAATCCTGAAGAAATCAAAAAAGCCCTAGGCATTTGACACTTTAATCAGTTGTTTTAGAATGTCTCTAAATAGGATTTAAAGTTGTGTCGTACATTGGAGTTCAGCCGACTGCGGGTAATTATAGGAAGCTTGATGATATTTCTAGTGGCTTTAATGGTTCGACCACGGCCTTTACGACCAGTGTTGGCGGCGTGAATGTTACCGCCGGTTCCGATCAACAACTTTTAGTCTCTGTCAATAACGTAATCAAGTCTCCAGGCGTCGATTACAGCGTTAGTACAAACACGATTACGTTTACTACCGCTCCAACTGGTGGGCAGAGCTTCTTCGCCATTTTGATGGGTGATGCGCTTAATACAGCTGTTCCGTCAGATGGATCGATTACAACTTCAAAATTAGGTACAGGTTTAACTGTTGATTTAACATCCGGTTCGGCCAGTACGCCTGCACTTACTTTTGATGCGAATACAGGTTTATATTCCCCCGGCGAAGACCAAGTTGCTGTTACCACGGGCGGTACGCAGCGTGTATCCATTAATTCAAGTGGAGACGTAACAGTTGCCGGTGGGAACGTTACGTTAAATGCACAAGGTGACCTTCGATTTGCAGATAGCGATTCGTCGAATTGGGTGGCCTTCCAATCTCCCTCGACTGTTTCCAGTAATGTAACTTGGACTTTACCCAGCGCTGATGGTACGAGTGGTCAAGTTTTAAGCACCAATGGAACTGGAACTCTGAGTTGGACCACTGCCGGTTCTGGGGATGTGACGCTTACGGGCATACAAACCCTTACCAACAAAACGCTTACTGACCCAGCAATTATCGGCACGATCCTTGAGGACGTGTACACGATCAGCGATGGTGCGGCGTTTGAGATTGACCCCGGCAACGGCAGCGTTCAGCTCATTACCCTTGGTGCATCGAGAACTCCTAAGGCCACTAACTTTGCCGCTGGTGAGTCCGTGACGCTGATGGTTGACGATGGCACGGCTTACACGCTAACCTGGACCGATTCAACCTTCGGCGGTTCTGGCGTTGTATGGAAAACGGATGCTGGCGTTGCACCAACATTGAATACCACTGGTTATACAGTGATCGTGTTGTGGAAGGTTAGTACGCAGGTGTACGGCGCACGAGTGGGGAACGCCTGATGCTTAGCAAAGCACTACTAGGAAGCGCCGCTGCTGCCGCTGCAGCAAACGAAGCGATTATTATAGGTGCAAGTTCCTCTCCATATATTGTTGCTTATGCCTGGGATAGCACAACAGGATTTGGTTCTAAATACTCCGACCCAGGCACGTTGCCGACTGCAAGAGTTAGTTACTTAAAGGTTAACAAAGAAAACTCTAAAGTTATATTTATCTCTGGTAATACCGTAAGATTCTATAACTGGTCAAACTCGTCTGGATTTGGAAGCTATTCAAGTCCCGGCAGCATACTTACGGCGGTTTCAGATTTAGACATTGCTCCCAATAGCAGTGCGATTGCAGTTGCAGATGGCGGAAGTCCATATATTCATGGCTATCAGTGGTCAAATAGCACAGGACTTGGTACAAAATCAAGCAATCCATCCACACTTCCAGCAGGTGCGGGTAACGGGTGTGCTTTTAGCGGTGACTCTTCTTATGTAGCTGTTGGTCATAACATCTCTCCGTTTATTTCTGTTTACCCTTGGTCTGCATCTGGCTTTGGCACAAAGGTTGCCGATCCAGGTACTTTACCAGCCGGCCTAGGAAATCTTGGAATGACCGATTGCGTATTTACCTCTACAAGTGATGCTTTGTTAATGACCGCTTATGCCAGTCCAAAGATTCACGCATATGCTTGGTCAGGAGGATTTGGAACAAAGTATAGCAATCCATCAACGATACCAACAGGTAGTTGCTACAGGCTTGCCATGAATAATGCCAATACTGCTGTTGCTGTCATGACAGACAACCCTCCTTACGTGGAGGTGTACGCCTGGTCTTCTGGTTCGGGGTTTGGCACGAAGTATTCAGACCCATCAACCGCTGCGGTATTTCAAGAGTATTCAGTACAATTTTCAAAAGACGATACTGCCATTGCGATATGCGGTATTTATAATGGCGGCACAACAAACCCAGGTGTTCAAGCATGGGCATGGTCTAATTCCACGGGTTTTGGAGCTGCTTATAGCAACCCATCTTCTTTCCCCAGTGGAGGATCCGGCGACGTTCTCGACTTCACCAACTAACTTATGAACAAACGCGACATCCTTGAATCTGCCCTCGAAGGTCGTCACAACGAGATCTTTGAGTATCAGATTAACATTGATAACTATTCTCGTGCCATTGCCAAAATTGACGCCGAATACCAAGGGCAAGAAGATCTATTGGCGTTCCGTGAACACCTTGAAGGCTTGCTTGCATCATCCAAACTGGAGCAAACCAAGGCCATTATCATTCGTGATGTGATCTTGGATCAGCTCAACGAATCCGAGGCATCCTGATGTTCTACGCCAAACTTGACCCATACGGCACCCTAGAGTGTTACCCCTACACGCTCACTGATCTGCGCCTTGACAATCCCGGCACCAGCTTTCCGCCCGACATCTCTGATGAAGTGGCTGCCTCATTTGGCGTGGTGCCTGTCACCCCTGCAGACCAACCGGCATATGACCACACGGTTGACCTGAGCCGCACTGCCGAAAAGAAAAGCGGCAAGTGGGTTGAGGTGTGGATCAGCACCCCCGCAACGCCTGAGGAGATCCAGCAGCGCACGTCCAGCAAGGCCAGCGAAGTTCGCGCAGAACGCAACAAGCGTCTTGCCGATTGCGACTGGACGCAACTAGCTGACAGCCCACTGGACCCTGATGGCAAAGGTGCCTGGGCTCTGTACCGCGAAACCCTCCGCATGGTGCCCCAGCAACCTGGCTTCCCTTGGAATGTGAACTGGCCACCGGTCCCCGGCAGTAACTAATGCCCACATGGCTCTGGCGCTCTGTTGTCGGAACCTCAGCGGCGATTGTGCTGCTGTCGATCCTGCAATGGGGCGCCTGCCGCTTCTACGTCCTACCAACCGTCTTCCCTTGGTACGCCAAATGGGTGGGAACACCTCAAGGTAAAGCGATTGACCCTGCACCAATGGGCTGTAACGACACCGATGCTCGGACAATTACAGTCATGATGGGAGTGCTAACAACTTTAATTAGTTTGAGCCGCAAAGCAGAGTAAATCTGCTGCGTTAAAATTAACGCAGCAGCAATAAAAAATTGGAAACCTCGAAAGCGGGTCTGGAGTTAATCAAATCCTTTGAAGGTCTTCGGCTGGAAGCATATACTTGTCCTGTGGGCGTATTGACAATTGGTTATGGACACACGGGCAATGTAAGCCCAGGCCAAATTATCACGGAATCGGAAGCCAATAAACTTTTAAAAAAAGATTTAACAAAGTTCGAAAGGGCCGTAAAAGAATACGTCAAAGTTGAACTTAATCAATATCAATTTGATGCGCTTGTTTCTTTTGCATTTAACATTGGAACTTCAGCGCTTAAAAACTCAACTCTTGTAAAACGGTTAAATACTGGAGATGATCCCAATACTGTTGCAAAAGAAGAATTGCCGCGCTGGGATAAGGGTAAAAATGGTGTCCTTGAGGGACTTAAAAGGCGACGGTCTGCTGAGGTAGAGCTGTTCTGTAAAACACCACCGACAATTAAAACCGGCCTGGTTGACATTACGTCGACTCATCACACTTGGTTAAAGAAAAGAATTGCTCCTTCTTATGAGCTGACAAATAATGAAAAAGCATCTATTTATATGGGCCGAACAATTAAAAATTGCACAGTACTTGATAAAAAGGATCAACATACTCTCCTTGAAATGGGCTTTGGGCTTGGTAAGTGGTGGATCTATGACCAACATTGGCGTGGATTGGTTACCGAAACCAAAATAAACCCTTACGCAACCGATAATGATCTACGCTACCTGCGTAATTTTCCATATTTTTATCAGACAGATAATGGTCCTGAGGGTTGGCGACAATGTCAAACCAGCAGCATTGCCATGTGCCTAAAATATTTCGATGTCCCTGGAATTAACGATGACCGTGACTACTTAAAGATTGTCAATAAGTACGGGGATACTACAAAACGGCAGCCACATTTCGACGCTTTGGCGGAATTAGGTGTTTTTGCTAAATTTACAACACACGCAGACGCACAGGATGTTAAAGACGAGATTGATAAAGGGAGGCCTGTTGCTGCCGGCATTCTTCATCATGGAGCTGTATCTGCTCCTCATGGTGGTGGTCACTTCATTGTTATTACTGGCTATAGCCAGGACTATTGGTTAGTACAGGATCCTTATGGTGAATTGGATCTCGTCAATGGAGGATGGGAGAAAACCGGCCCAACCGCAGGGCGGAATGTCCGCTATTCGTTTAAAAACATGAATCCGCGCTTCTTCTATGGAGGTGGTTCTACAGGATGGTGTTGGTTAAACTTCAAACGTAATAGTTAACTTCAAAAACCCAATGGTCACCGCAATCAGCGAATTGGAAGATGGTTTACGAGCGCAGTTGGACAGCCTAGCCAAAGAGATTCGATCTGCAGAATCCGCTTTAATCGCTACAAAAGAAGGTTATTTGAAGGTGCAAGGGGCTCTTGAAATCCTCGATATCTTAAAAAAGAAGATTGAGGATGATGAGACGAAAAAGTCCGAGAATTTATCCGTTGCCCTGAACTGACATGTTGGGTGAATTGAATCTTGGGCGATATCGTGCTTTAGAGTTGGTTGCTGAATACATACGTGTTCCGTCCAGGGAATTACGACTCGACGCAATTGTTCGAGACGTACCAGACGAGGATCTCCGGTGGGTGTCTGAACGCATCCACCACTTTTTATTACGGTTACTAGAAGAAGCCGAGTACGACCCCGCAAAGGATGAAGACGTAGATTTTCTTGCAAGCCTAAAGCTCTTGGAATAGATGCACACTTGCATTTTCCCGAGACGCGGTTAAATTGTCATCAAATTAATTCTTTTGATATTGAACAACTCTCACCGCCAGTGTAAAAGCTG